ACAAGAGGGTAATAATTTTATGGGTAAGGCACAGATCCTAAAAACACCTATGGGTAAGATAGCAGAATCGCTTCTTGCTGATGGTGTAAAACTAGGTGTTTCATCTAGAGGTATGGGATCTATCAGTCAACATGAAGGTGTCTCTTATGTTGGAGAAGACTTTATGTTAGCAACTGCTGCTGATATTGTAGCAGACCCCAGTGCACCAGACGCTTTTGTAGATGGCGTAATGGAAGGCAAGGAATGGGTATGGGAAGGTAGCGTTCTTCGTGAGAAGAATTTAACCTCCGTTAAAAGGACAATAAATACCCTCGTGGATCAGAAAAAACTTGAGGAACATAAGCTTATGCTTTTCCAAAAGTTCTTGCAGGATCTATAATCTATAAATAATAAAAGAAAATCTTAGGATACTACGGATTTAACCGATGGCTGCGAACGAACAACTACATGAAATGGAGAACCAGGTTACTAAGGGTGCTGCAGCAGCAGATCCCAAACCCACAGCTCCAAATTATGTTCCCGATAACGCCCCAATAGAAGATTTGGGCGGACCTACACCTACTAACAACTCTCCTACTGATAACAGTAACAAGTTGAAGACACCTTCTGCTGCATTTGCACAGACTGGTGATGTTCAAACTAAAGGAACTGCTGGCACAGTACAGCAAGACGGACCTTTAGGACCTGTAGGAATGAAGAGTACAGGTTATGGTAAGGGTGCCAATGAAGAGGCAGAAGCACCAGAAGGTGAAACCGTAGCGGAAGCTGAAGTTCAGGAAGAAGACACAATCGATCTATCAGATGATGTGAAAGCATTATTTGAAGGCGAGGAACTATCAGAATCCTTCCAAGAAAAAGCACGTACAATCTTTGAAGCAACTATCAGATCAAAGATTGCAAACGTAAAGGAATCGCTTGTAGCATCACAGCAAGCTCGTATTGACGAAGAGATTGATCAATACAAGTCTGCGTTACAAGAACGAGTAGACGCTTACCTCCACTATGTTGCATCCGAATGGATGGAAGAAAACAGATTGGCGGTAGAGTCGGGAATCAGAGGGGAACTCTCTGAATCCTTCATGACTGGCCTAAAAGGTCTCTTTGAAGAACATTATGTATCAATCCCTGAAGAGAAATATGATGTATTAGAGGCAATGGTCAGCAAACTAGATGAAATGGAGACTAAACTTAATGAGCAGATCGATAACAATGTTGTTTTGACCAAGCAACTATCACTATCTGTTTCTGACAACATCCTTGACGAAGTTAGCGAAGGACTAGCACTTTCACAGAAAGAGAAGCTTGCCGAGTTATCTAAAGGTGTTGAGTTTGAGAGTGAAGAACAATACAGGGAATCTCTCGGTACACTGAAGGAATCTTACTTTGCTAAGAAACCTGTATCCGAAACCCAAGAGGTCATTTCTGAGGACGCACCTATCGGTGAAGACGTAACTCCAGCGATGGAAGCGTATCTAAAAGCAGTGACTCAGTTCCAATAAATTAATTCAAACTTTATCCTAAAGCAAGGAGCCAAAAATGTTTAACTCTGGACAACTCCAGAAGAAGTGGCAACCCCTCCTAGAGGCAGAAGGACTTGAAAGCATCAAGGACAACCACAGGAAAGCGGTTACCGCACAACTTCTAGAAAACCAAGAAAGATTTTTAAGAGAGGAGAGAGCATTCTTATCAGAAGCACCTCCTACAGTAAACACAGACCCATCAGGCACAGGCAATCCAGGTTTCTCTGGTAGTGCTGCTGTTGGCGGTCCTGTTGCTGGTTTCGACCCAGTTCTAATCTCATTGATTAGAAGAGCAATGCCTAACTTGGTGGCATACGATCTTGCAGGTGTTCAACCAATGAACGGACCTACAGGATTGATCTTCGCAATGAGATCACGTTTCGACAATCAGAACGGAACAGAAGCATTATTCAACGAACCAGATTCAGCGTTCTCTGCTCAGAACTCCAACGCATCACTTGATCAAGGTGATTACACAGGAGCAACTGACGGTGGAACATCTGTTGGTTTCGGTACAACTGCTCAGTCAGGTTCTAACCCATCAATCTTGAACGGTGGTTCAGGTAATGAGTATGGTGTTGGACAAGGATTCAAGACTCAAGATTCTGAAAAATTAGGAGATGCTTCTTCTAACGATTTCAGAGAGATGGCATTCAGCATCGAGAAAGTTAGCGTTACTGCTAAGTCTCGTGCATTGAAAGCTGAGTACTCACTAGAACTCGCTCAAGACTTGAAGGCGATCCATGGTCTAGATGCAGAAGCAGAACTTGCTAACATTCTTTCAACTGAGATCCTTGCGGAAATCAACAGAGAGATCGTTAGAACAATCTACAAGGCTGCTGAAGCTGGTGCACAAACAAACACAGCATCAACTGGTGTGTTTGACCTAGACACAGACAGCAATGGTCGTTGGATGGTTGAGAAGTTCAAAGGTTTGATCTTCCAGTTAGAAAGAGATGCTAACGCTATAGCACAGAGAACTCGTCGAGGAAAGGGTAACATCATCCTTTGCTCTGCTGATGTTGCTTCTGCTCTAACTGCTGCTGGTCAACTTGACTACACACCTGCTCTAAACAGCAACTTAAATGTTGATGACACAGGTAATACATTCGCTGGTACACTTAACGGACGTTACAAGGTTTACATCGATCCATTCGCTGCTAACCTAGACGCTAACCAGTACTACGTTATGGGTTACAAAGGTACTTCACCTTATGACGCTGGATTATTCTACTGTCCTTACGTTCCTCTACAGATGGTTCGTGCGGTTGGTCAGGATACATTCCAACCAAAAATTGGATTCAAGACCAGATATGGTATGGTTTCCAATCCATTTGCTGAAGGTACTACTCAAGGTCTTGGACGTATCACTGCTTCTAGCAACAGATACTACAGACGTGTTAAGGTTACCAACCTTATGTAAGCGAGTTGCTTATATTCTTCAAAGAGACCCTTATGGGTCTCTTTTTTTATGCTATAATAAATACGACAGTCTGACTAAACGAATGAAAGATCAAGGATCAATTGATGCACAAGAAACAGCAGATCAGAAATGGAACCGTGGTCTCGATATTTTTATTGAGTCAGTTCAGAAACCAGATCATGCTTTGAGAGGGTGTGCTCATAACCAGAAATGTTATGATGAGCTGATGGAAGTGCGAGAAAAAGTCCTTTTTTACCTAACTACTATACGACGGTAACAATAATCACTTTGAGACCTGATCCACCATTCCCAAAGTATCCAGAGTATATGAACGGCAGACTTAAGAAAGTTGATATGGAATCACGTCTTCTAAAAATAAAGAAAGGAATAGGTGATCATATTTGGTATCCTGAATGGAGCGATACAGAAAGATGGGCTGCTCAACAAGCCCTAAATAATGCATTAGATGTGTTAGACGAGTACGATTACTAGTGCCAAGAAGCAGAAAATCAGTTCATCCACTTAAATATCAAGAGGTATCTAACAGGAATTTCTTGTCCTTGGTTGGGTTCAAGTTCCTATTGGAAAGATGTCCGAAGGTAGATTTCTTCTGTAATCAAGCAAACATACCTGATCTATCGTTAGGTACTGCTGTACAAACTAATTACCTTAGAGATATTCCTGTACCAGGTGATAAACTAATGTACGGTGATCTAAATCTATCCTTTATGGTAGATGAAGATATGGAAAATTATCTTCAGTTATATCAATGGATAACCTCTCTAGGATTTCCTGAGTCAATAGGACAGTTTGACGAACTAAGAAATCAAGGTAATTTATTGCCAGAAAAATCTGACAGTGATAACTATCATGAGAGATCTGATGCTACACTAATGATATTGAATAGTAATTTCAATGCATCTGTCAAAGTAAAGTTTAGAGATCTATTCCCAGTATCTCTTAGTGGAATACCTTTCAACTCTACCTTGGAAGATCAGCAATATTTTACTGCTCAAGCAACATTTAAGTATACTATGTTTGATGTGATTGATGTCAATGGAAAGAAAGTCTAATCCCTGTACTATAGAAGGCATACAGGAAATGTGGAGTAAAGATTCAGTAATGAATCAAGATGAACTTGATAACGAATCCTTACGTATACCACAATTACATTGTAAATATTACGACCTATATAATACGATACTGCTCATGCGAAAGCGTGATGAACAACAGTACTCAACTCTTCTATTAGAACGTAGAAAGTATTACACTGGGAAAGCAACTGCAGACATGTATGCAGAAGAACCCTTTCCATACAAAGTCAGAGATAAAGATGACTTGAAGTTGTATCTTGATGCAGATGAAAAACTCACCAAGACAAAACTCAAGATCGAATACTACGATACTATGCTCAAGTATCTTGAAGAGATACTAAGGCAAGTAACTAATAGAACCTATCAGATAAAGAATGCAATTGAGTGGCGTAGGTTCTCTGCAGGTTATGGCTAATGTCGTTATCAAAAAGAAGAACGAAGTATTTCTTCAAATAGAATGTGAACCTCATGTAGCACATGAGTTATCAGACAACTTTACATTTGATGTACCAGGTGCTAAGTTCATGCCTCAGTACCGTAGTAAGTATTGGGATGGTAAGATACGATTATATAATTTACAAAAGAACGAGATATACGTAGGGTTACTGGATAAGGTTACTTCATTCTGTAAGAAACATGATTATGAATGGGAGTTTGTAGATACTAAATTTTATGGTTTACCATATGAAGAGAATGATAAGATATCAGATGAAGGTGTAAAGGATTACGTTACATCAATATCAAAACATAAACCAAGAGAGTATCAGATAGAAGGTATATCAGATGCATTGAAGAAAAATAGAAGACTTCTTATATCTCCTACTGGTAGTGGTAAGTCTTTGATGATATATGCTATCACAAGATATCATGTTGAACATCAGCGTAGAGTTCTAATTATCGTCCCTACTACTTCTCTTGTAGAACAGATGTATAAGGATTTTATAGAGTATGGTTGGGATGTCGATGAGTATTGTCATAAAATCTATGCAGGTAAAGATCTTCTGAGTGAGAAGAATGTTATTATATCAACTTGGCAGTCAATTTACAAGTTACCTAAGACATGGTTCAAGTATGATGTAGTTATAGGTGATGAGGCACATCAGTTCAAGTCTAAATCATTAGTAAGCATCATGACTAAACTGTATGACACGAAGTACAGGTACGGATTTACGGGTACACTCGATGGTACTCAAACTCATAAGTGGGTTTTGGAAGGACTCTTCGGTCCGTCGTACAAGATTATTAATACGTCAGATCTGCAAGAGGCAGGATTCCTTGCTCGATTGAATATAAAGATACTACTGCTCAAGCATGATCCAAAGGCATTTGATCTCTATGAGGATGAAGTACAGTATCTTATAGGTCATGAGAAGAGAAATAGATTCATCAAAAACCTAGCACTGGACTTGAAAGGCAACACTCTCATCCTCTATAGTAGGGTTGCTACCCACGGTCAGATATTATATGACCTCATAAATACTAATGAACGACCCGTGTTCTTTGTACACGGTGGAGTTGACGCAACCGAACGAGAAGAAGTTCGGGAACTTACTGAAAAGGAGAACAATGCAATCATCATCGCTAGCTACGGTACTTTTAGTACTGGGATTAACATTAAGCGGTTGCACAACATCATCTTCGCCAGTCCCTCAAAATCTAGAATTAGAACTCTCCAATCCATTGGCAGAGTCCTTAGAAAAGGAGTGGGCAAAGTAAACGCTACCTTATACGATGTTGCTGATGATACTAAAAAAGGTTCTAAACAAAATTATACTTTGAACCATCTTATAGAACGCATCAAGTACTACAACGAGGAGAAATTTAATTATGAAATCATTCAGATCAAAGTCTGAACAAAATCCAGAAGATCCCATAGAAGAGTTTTTAGCAGCTATTAAGTTGGTTAGTGGTGAGGAGATATTGGGTAAGGTTATTGTAGATTATTCATCACCTGAAGAAAAGATTATAGTAGAGAATCCTCTGATCTGTCATGAGGTTCGCTCCTACGGAGCGAATATCCCTATGGGATATAAATTTGAACCTTGGATGAAAATGACTGATGAGGATACATTTGTAATAGGATTGGAAAAAATAATTACTTTATCTGAAATAAAAGATAAAATGGTAGTAGATACTTTTGATGATGTTGTAAAGAATGGATTCAAACGTCAGCATCCTGAACTGAGTCCTGATATGGGATATGTAAACTCCGTAAAAAGATCTAGAGATATTCTAGATAAACTCTATGAAGGTCCAGATGCTTCTAAAGATTCTAAAGAACCTGAAGCTCCTCCTGAACCGCCACACGGTTAGTGTACACCATTTGCAGGGTGTTGTCAAGTATGCTATAATTATCACATACAAGTAAGTGTATAATGACACGAAAAAGATCAGAGCACTATGTAAATAACAAAGAGTTTCTTGCTGCAATAATTGCCTACAAGGATTCTATTGCATTGGCAGAAACAAGAGGTGAAGCAAAACCTCGAATAACAAATTACCTTGGTGAATGTTTCTTAAAGATTGCGACACATCTAAGTTACAAGCCGAACTTTGTGAACTATATGTTCAAAGAGGATATGATATGTGATGGTATAGAAAACTGTGTTCAGTATATCAATAACTTCAATCCTGAGAAGTCAAAGAATCCATTTGCATATTTTACTCAAATCATACACTATGCTTTCTTACGTAGGATACAGAAAGAGAAGAAGCAATTAGAGATAAGACAAAAGATAATAGAGAAGTCTGGGTTTGACGAAGTTTTCGTCGCAGACGAAGAGGGCAAGTCTGCTGAGTATAACTCAATCAAAGATGCTATACAGTATAGGTTCAACAGATGACAAAAAGAAAAGAACTAATAAAACTTTTGCGAGAGAAAGCATATCGTAGAGGTGACTTTACTTTATCATCTGGTAGACAGAGTGAGCATTACGTCAACTGCAAACCAGTTACCTTGAATGGTTTGGGATTGAAGTTGACATCTTCACTGATGGCAGAACTTGTAGATGATGATGCAGTAGCAGTAGCAGGTCTCACACTAGGTGCTGATCCTCTAGTTGCTGGTGTTGCTATGAAAAAGAAGATAGATGGTCTTATAGTTCGTAAGGAACCTAAGGATCATGGAACAGGACAGCAAGTAGAAGGAGCAAAACTACCAAAAGGTTCTAAGGTAACTGTTCTGGAAGATGTTACTACAACAGCATCATCTGCTATCAAAGCAGTAGAAGCATTAAGAAGAGAAGGTTATGAGGTTACTCGTATTGTTACTCTTATTGACCGTCAGATAGATGGAGATGCAGATGTAAATGTATTAGTAGCAAGGTGTGAACTGTTGAGTGTATTTGATTTATCGGAGGTTATCGCATGAAACTAACACAAGAAATTATTGACAAAATTCAAGAGGCAATGCTACACACCAAAAAGGATGGCACTGTTAATTGGAAAGATACTGATGAGATTGAGGTAAATCTAGCAGGGACATTTGCAAACGATAAATTTATTGTTATCAAAAACAAGACAAGAGATCCAGTAATCTCTGCTGAACCACACCCTAACTTTGACTACGAGAAAAAGACATTCATAAAGAGTAAAGGTATCCCTGCACCAGAGGACATAGGGTGAAGGTTGCTATCATAACAGATCAACACTTTGGTTTCAAGAAAGGATCGAAGTTGTATCTGGATTATTTTCAAAAATTCTATGATGAAGTCTTTTTTCCAAAGATTGAAAAGTTGGGGATCAAAACTGTTCTCGACCTTGGGGACACTTTTGACAACCGTAAGGGTGTTGATTTATATTCTTTGGACTGGGCGAAAGCATCTTATTTCGACAGGTTGGCTAATCTCGGTGTTAATCTTATCAGCATTGTGGGAAACCATACAGCCTTCTATAAGAACACTAATGACATCAATACTATCGATCTACTACTACGAGAGTATGATAATATCCGTATTGTCAGTGAGTGCGAGCAAATTACAGTTGGCAATCTTGACGTACTGTTCATTCCGTGGATAAACCAAGAGAACTCTGAAAGAACATATAAGATGATAAAAGAATCCAAAGCAAAGGTTGCTATGGGTCATCTTGAACTCAATGGTTTTATTGCTACACATGGGCATGTAATGGATGTAGGTGCAGATTTTGAGTGTTATGATAAGTTTACTCATGTATTCTCTGGACATTATCACACTAGGTCTAGCAATGGTAAAATATATTACTTAGGTAATCCTTATGAGATGTTCTGGAATGATGTAAATGACAAACGTGGTTTCCATATTTACGATACAGAAACATTGAAGTTGAAGACTATCAATAATCCAAACGCACTCTATAAAATTATCAACTATAATGATACACCTAGACAGTTATTCAAGTTCTCTGATTATAGTGGTAAGATAGTAAAGGTTGTTGTAAGGCAAAAAACCAGTGAGAAAGAGTATGATATGTTTATGGACTCCTTGATGAAAGCAAACCCTTTTGATGTTAAGATAGTAGAGAGAACAGATCTTCTTACATTCGGTGGAGAAATAGTTGAGCAAACAGAGGATACTATCACCTTGTTGGATAAGTATGTGGATGATCTTGAAACAAATCTAAATAAAAGTAGAATAAAGAGTATTATAAAAGACATCTATCAAGAAGCATGTGAGGTAATCTGATGCACATCATCACAGTAAAAGGTATGAAGGATGAGGGTGCTTATGCTGTTCTCAATCCTTATGGTGAGAAAGTAGTTTTCTTATTTCAGGATAGAGATGATGCTGAAAGATATGCTTTGATGTTGGAAGATAATGGAGATCCTGAAATGGATGTGATAGAAGTAAAAGATAATGTAGCAATAGGAGCTTGCGAAAGGACAGGAACAAGGTATACTGTTATAAGTCCTGATGACATAGTTATTCCACCTCCACCTAGTAATGCATGATTGAATTCAAAACTATTCGTTATAAAAACTTTTTATCATCTGGAAATTACTTTACAACAATATCACTCAACAAAGATAGAGATACTTTGATTGTCGGTGCTAATGGTGCTGGTAAGAGCACAGTCTTAGATGCACTTACGTTCTCATTGTTTGGTAAACCTTTTAGAAAAATAAACAAGGGTCAACTAGTAAACTCTGTAAACGAAAAAGATACTAAGGTAGAAATAGAATTTAATATCAACAAGACAGAGTACCGAGTTCTTAGAGGTATCAAACCAAATATATTTGAAATTCATAAAGATGGAAAGAAACTCAATGAAGATTGTTCTGCTAACGATCAACAGAAGTCTTTGGAAACACAAATACTCAAACTCAACTACAAATCTTTCACTCAAATTGTTATACTTGGGAGTGCTTCTTTCGTTCCTTTCATGCAACTTAGTGCTCCGCATCGTAGAGAGGTTATAGAAGACCTCTTGGATATCAGAGTCTTCTCTAGTATGTCTGATATCCTAAAGGAGAAAATAAAAGCATCTAGGGACAATCTGAAGGTGCTGGAGTTAAAGAAAGAATCAGTTGGAGATAAAATAGTAATGCAACAAAGATTTATTCGTTCTATTGAACAGGAGGGTGAAGATGGTATTAGACAGAAGCAAGAGAGTATTGTTACGTGTGACGAAGAATCTGCCAACTATCAAAAACGTATTGAGGATCTCATCAGCAAAGTCTCTAGTAAGGAGAAGGAGATTCAACAATACATTACTTCAAGTAATACTATAAAGAAGTTATCATCATTTAAAGTAAAGTTAGAAACAAAAAAACAAACATCTAATGACCATCTAGTTTTCTTTCAAAAGAATACGGTTTGTCCTACTTGTACCCAAAATATAGAAGACTCGTTTAGAGTAAATAAAATTGACCACCTCCAGCAAGTCATTTCCAAATACCAAACTAATCTAACTGAAATTGAAACAGCGATTACCGAGGAAGAGGAAAGAGAACAAAAGTTCTTAGGACTTCAAAGGGAGATTACTAACCTCCAGAATGAAACCTCTCAACTTAATATTAGAGTATCTAACTCAAACAAACTCCGAAAGAGTCTTGAGGAAGAAATTCAAAGTATTACCGACAAGCTTGAGAACCGAACTTCTGAAAATGTAAAACTGTCTGAGTACAAAGACAGTCTCAAACAGATCCTAAAGGATCTAGAACAAGTCAGAGAAGAGTATGAGTACTTCCAACAATCACATATCCTTCTGAAAGATGATGGAGTCAAGTCAGGTATCATAAGGAAGTACTTACCTCTAATAAACAAACAGGTCAACGATTACCTGCAACGTATGGATTTCTTTATCAACTTTGTTTTAGATGAAGAGTTCAACGAAAGAATTCAAACACCTATACACGAGAAGTTTTCATATAGTTCATTCAGTGAAGGAGAGAAGATGAGGATTGACCTTGCACTTCTATTCACATGGAGAGAAATTGCTAGACTCAAAAATAGTGTTAGTACAAATCTACTAATATTGGATGAGGTGTTCGATTCCTCACTTGATGGATTTGGTACAGATGAATTTCTAAAGATAGTTCGTTATGTGATAAAGGATGCAAACGTCTTTATTATCAGTCATAAGAACGAATTGTTAGACAGATTCGAGAATGTGTTAGAATTTAAGAAAGAGAAAGGATTTTCTAAACTGACTTGACCCTTTACATAACTTTATGTTATAATAAATACTTCATACAAAGGGATCGAAAGATCGTGCCCCTGCGTTGAACAGTTCCCCATGTCGGGGGTGCTATCATCCGCAGGTTTTTTAGTATCTGCGAGACAAGAGAGATACAAATGATCAAATCAACAATCGCTGCAGTAGCAGCATCTCCATTCCTATTCACTGGTGCAGCTTTTGCTGGTCCATACGTAAATATCGAGGCAAATGGATCTTATCCTGATGGAACATATACAAGCGGAAACGTTGAAGTTCAAATCGGATATGAAGGAACAACTCCTAACGGAATCTCATGGTACGTTTCAGGTGGTCCTACAGTTCAGCACACAGAAACTGCTGACGAATTCGGTGATGTAGAACTTGCAGGTTACTTAGGTGGATCAAAGGGAATCACAGAGAAAACATCTGTATACGGAGAAATCTACGGTGCAACAAACAATGATGACCTAGATGTATCTGGAAAAGCAGGTCTTAGATATACATTCTAAGATTGTATGCTATACTGTGGGGGTCTAACGACCCCCTTTTTTTATGGTCAAACTCGTAGTGCCAATGTTATTAGGTTGTATCGTCATGATAGAAGGTATGCATCTGACTGCACATGTGATGAAGAATGATGTGCATGGGTGGGTGCAACAATATTGTAATAAATAGTAATACTTCTTTATAATTTTATGTCAGATATTGCTAACATGTTCGTGATGGTTATGATGATAATCTTTCTCACTACGGTACCTGCTGCCATAGCAATATCCTTGTATCTCAAGGTCACGACACCGATTGATAAGGGTAGATAATACATATCATAAGCATTGCAAATGTAAATATATCTTTACAAACCTTTATATTTGCTATATAATATAGTAACAAAAGTTCATAATCATTCATGACCGTAACTACTGAATCAGGTGGAAGACAAAACGCTTTCCCAAATGAAACACGTCCTTACATAGACGAGTCTGTATCCTACGAAGGATATCCTCAAAATGCTGAGAAAGTAAATGGTCGTTGGGCGATGATTGGATTTATAGCACTACTCGGTGCTTACATCACTACAGGTCAAATTATTCCAGGAGTATTCTAATGACACCAGAAGCAGAAAAGTTTAACGGTTGGTGTGCAATGATCGGTTTCGTTGCAGCAGTCGGAGCATATGCAACAACAGGAAACATCATTCCAGGCATCTTCTAATGACAGATAAAGATTCAAAAAAATTTGCTGAGAAACTCAATGGCAGACTTGCCATGCTCGGCATCATTGCAGGTATCGGAGCATACCTAACAACAGGACAAATAATTCCTGGCTACGTGTAAGTATGACTGGTTTAGAACCAACTACTATCACACCTTTTCAAGCAATAATATGGTGTCTCTACCCAATAGGGGCACTTGTATTTCTTGAACTATTTTTACGTGCTGCCAACGACGATGATGATGATGACGAAGGCGGTGGCGTAATGTCCCCAGTATATCAAGGAGCATAATGCAACATCTTTTATTCACATCAGTGATTGCAATCTACATCCTTACAGGTGTAGGTAATATAGCGTTCGCCTAAACCAAAAGGTCTTTTCACTTTTATCCCTTAATCTAAAAAGCATGAAGAAATTATTTTATAATCCTTACTATCCATTGATAGAATTTGGATTCTTTGTTATTGTAGGAACAGCAGCAGGTATGGCAGGTTTAGTATGAAACCAATACCACTAAAATGGATACCACGTATCTTTTCGTGGTCAATAATATTCGCAGTGTTGATAGGTGTTACCACCACAGCATATGCAGATGATGTACCTGTATTGTATGTTCAAGTCCCTCAATGGACAGATGACTGGGCAGTATGTGCAGTAGACATACCTGACGCTCAATGTCATTGGTATGTGCAGCAAGCAGACAATACATTCGGAGAAGGATTTGACTGGGAGAACGCTCCTTGGTTCGATGTGAATGGATTGTATGACGTTCCAGCAATACAAGCATCAACAGCAGTGGAGAGATTGCAAGAAGTTAGATAGTGTGTTATACTAATATTGATCTAAACTACATGTATGAAGTACAGTGAAGATGAGATCTTGAAAGAGATTTCAGACTATATCAGCAGAACATATCAA